CTGCGTCCTTCTGGGCGGCACGGCGGTCCTGCTGGGCTTCGGGCTTTTCGAAGCGGCGTTCACGCTCGGCGGCGCGGCGGTGATCTTCTTCGGCGGCGCGGTGCTGTTATGATTTACCCGTGCAAGAAATGCACCCACGATACAGGCAAGTGCCGCTGCCTTGACTGGCAGAGATGGTTCTCCGTTGAGTTTGAGGCAGAAGCGGCGAAGGTGCTTGCTGCGACGCACGCAGAGCCGTTGCCGGCGCCGCCGAAGATATTCTATCGCGAGATTGTTTTCAGTTCGATCTTCACGCAGCTTTGGAGGTAGCTATGACGCAGGCTGAACGGGTTTTGAAGTACCTGCGCGACTTCGGCAGCATTACGCAGCTTGAGGCGATTCGGGACATCAGATGTATGCGTCTGGGTGCGAGAATTTTTGATCTCAAGCGCGAGGGTTACGCGATCAAGAAGGAAATGGAAACGAGCAAGAACCGGTATGGCGAGGATACGAGCTATGCCAGATACAGGTTGGTGGAATGATGGAAGATAAACAGCAAGCGCCGTTTATCACGGATATCAACGGTGCAGAGATTTATGACGGAAACGAGTATTTCGTCTCCGACGAAGGAAACATTGCTGCTGCGTCTCCGGGCGAGAACTGGACCGTACAGAATGCCCTGATTGAGCATTTGGTGGAAACGTATGGCACGAATCGCATTGCCGAAATGTGCGGCTTGGACAAGCAAGTCTGCAAGATTTAAGGAGGAAAGTATGCTGAAAGGATTTAACGAGCTTGTACAGATCGACGTTTTGCCGTTCTGTGACAAGCGGAAGGCGAAGGATGACAGCGGGAAGCCGATTGAAGTTCCGTATCTCCCGTGGGCGAAATGCAAGATGCTGCTTCACGAAAACGGGGCGAATGAGGTCTATTTTGTGCCGCTGAAAAATGAGACTGGCGGGTACTTATTCCAGTCAAAAGAAGTCCATGACAAGAATGGCAGAACGACGGGGTGCTATTTCGTTTCCGTCGAAATCCACATCGACGATAAGACATTCCGCATGGATATGCCGCTGATGAACGGTTCCTTAGTGGTTTACGATGACACATTGAATCAGCTTCGGATTTCCAACGCTCATGCAAGAGCCTTTGTGAAGGGCGTGGCAATTCACACAGGGCTTGGCTTCAAGCTCTGGCTGAACGACAAGGACACGGAACGCGCGGACGATGACCTATCCCAGCACAGCATTATGGCGATCAAGCAGAGAATCGAACAGCTGATTACATTAAAACTGCAAAACGGGGCGGATATGAGCTATATCCTCTCGGGGCTTGGGCTGAATCAGAAGAAATTCGATCAGCTGATGGCGTCGTTCGGTAACATTCAGTATCTGGAAAATACGCTGAAACGCTTATGATACACGATCACGACAGAAGCGGATGGTTCGGCGCGTCGGATACGGCGGCGATCATGGGTAGATGGGACACAAAGACATTCCGCAGCTTTTGGCTGCAAAAGCTCGGCGTGAACCGCGACCACTTTTCGACACTGGAAATGGATACCGGAAGTGCTTACGAACACAGGATTCTGGAGTATATCGGCATCCGAAAGATGGACAGGCAAATCAAGATTCGGCGGCTTCGGCTGCGGGTGAATCTGGATGGCGAGGACGCGCAGGAAATATCAGAGGTAAAGACGCACAAGGGAGAATCCTTCAAGGTGTCCCGCGCGTACTGGATGCAAGCACAGGTTGAAATGTTCGCGGCGAAAAAGGCGCTGCGTATCTTGGCGTACCATTTGGAACCGGAAGACTACAGAAACTGGTTTCGGGAGATTGAAGACGATAGGCTGTCCTATCATCCGATACCGTATGATCGGGAATGGATAGAAGGGGAGTATCTGCCACGGCTTCGATACCTTGCAAAGTGCCTTAGAAAGGGGGTCATTCCGGTTGATAGAACTGAACATCGTTGAAGCTTCGTGGAGCATGGACGCTTCGGGGAGCTGGCTGAAGCTCAAGCCTGAATTTCCGGCGCAAGCCCGTATGGTTGCCGGGGAACTTGACCCACGAAAGAGGTACACAGTGGCAATTAAAGAGTTCCGGAAGATGCGGAGTCGGGATGCAAACCGATATCTTTGGTTGCTTTGCAATAAGCTTTCGGTCAAAGTGGGTGCGCCGCCGGAGGAAATCTATCGGCACTATATCCCGGATGTTGGTGACAACTCCGATACGATATGCGCTCCGGACGCAGCAGTCAAGCGGTTCCGGGAATGGTGGGAAGCGCGCGGTCTCGGCTGGTGTACGGAGATTATGGCGTCAAAAATTCCGGGCTGCACGAACGTCATTTGCTACTACGGCTCGAGCACCTACGACACAAAGCAGATGGCGAGGCTTATTGATCTGGTCGTTGAGGATTGCAAACAGCAGGGCATTGAGACGCTCCCGCCGGAAGAGCTCGAGCGTATGGCGCTGGAATGGAGGCAGGATGAGAAAGGAAACGAAGGCGACAAAGATACCTGAGAAGGTCAAGAAAGCCGTCTGGGCGCGCGACGGCGGGCGCTGCATTGTCTGCCTCCGCCCCGGCAATCCGTGGTGCCACTTCATCCCACGGTCGCAGGGCGGGCTTGGAATCGAGCAGAACATTGTGACGCTATGCGATAAGTGCCACAACGACTTTGACCAGACGGAAAAGAGAAAACATATGCAGGCGTATATCAGGTGGTATCTCAAGATGAAATATCCCGATTGGGATGAAGCAGAATTGGTTTATAAGAAAGGGATGTAAGCATGGAAGAACGCAAACCGTTTGTTTATCTGGATGCAGTTCAGTACAAGGAAATGGTGGAAAGAAATATGAAGCTTTCGATGCTTGAGAGAGCGTACAAGGAACTGAAATCGTATGAGATTGACGTTATCCTGAAAACCATCTTCGGGGAGAAGGAGGAAGCATGCTGAACCACATCTGATTTTAGGAAGGGGGGCGCACGGATATTGAGTTCCGATTCTCGGAGTAAAGTTATATGGAGCAAAGATGAGGTTGATATTTTGAAAGAAAAATATATGGTGTCCGACGCAGAAACGTTGCGCAAGATGTTTCCGAATAGAACGATAGACGCCATACGCAAGAAGGCAAGAAAATACGGGCTGTATGTTCCAAAAGAGTTGGAATTTATCAACCGTTCAAATGTGAGACGCGGCGAACTCAGCGCAAATTGGAAAGGCGGATTTAGACGCTCCAGAAAAGGATATCGGCAAATACTTATGCCAAGCCACCGAAGAGCAGATTCAAGCGGATACGTTATGGAACATATTGCAGTTTGGGAGCGCGAGACTGGTCTGGAAATACCGGAAAACTGTGTAATCCACCACTTAAACGGGGTAAAAGATGACAACAGAATAGAAAATCTTTCTCTTATGGAAAGAGGAGCGCACACAATTTTGCATCACACAGGTACACATTTGAGCGAAGAAACAAAAAGTAAAATTAGCAATAGGAGGAAGACTCATTGCTAAACACAATTACGATTATGGGAAGATTAACTTCTGACCCGATACTTCGGAAGACGCAGGGAGGAACGTCCGTTGCATCCTTCACGCTCGCTGTCGACCGCGATTTTACGCCGGAAGGCGGAGAGAAAGAGACGGACTTTATCGACTGCGTCGCCTGGAAGGGAACAGCTGATTTTGTCAGCGGATACTTCTTCAAGGGCAGCATGGCGGTCGTGGACGGTAGATTGCAGCTGCGCGACTGGAAGGACAAGGACGGGAACAAGCGCCGGTCTGCCGAGGTCGTAGCAAACCGTGTTTACTTCGGCGAAGGAAAGAAATCTTCGGAGCCGAAGGACCCGGCAAACCCCGGCGGGTTTACGATGATGGACGAAGATGACGGCGATCAGCCGCCGTTCTAAGGCGGTGGCGGGATGGCAAACAACAAAGACCCTGCCGTCTTGTTTTACACGTCGGATTTCCTATCTGGCTGTGCCTTGATGGATATGCGGGAGCGTGGGCAGTATATCACGCTCCTATGCCTCCAAAGAGAGCGCGGGCATATGACGATGCAGGAAATCATACGGGCTGTCAAAAAGCCGTCAGACGAGGTTATGAGCAAGTTTCAGAAGGATGAGGACGGCAAGTACTTTAATCGCCGGATGGAGCTTGAAATCGAAAAAAGAGACAAACATTGCCAGCGTCAAAGGGAGAACATCAGCAAGCGTTGGAACAAAGAAAATGATAACTCTGGTATGGCTGATGGTAGTGCTTGCGGTAATACCACGGTATTACCTTTAGGAAATGGAAATGGAAATAGAAAAGAGAGTAGTTCTATTTCTGAGAAGAAACGTAAGAAATTTATACCACCTACGTTGGAAGAGGTTTCCGCATACGCGAAGGAGCGTGGAGTTCCGAATCTGGCACAGAAATTTTTCGACTATTATTCTGCCGGGAATTGGGTCGACATGAAGGGTGACCCCGTACGGAACTGGAAACAGAAGTTTTTGACGTGGGAATCGAAAGAACGTGAGAAGGGCACGCCGTTACAGCCGGGGAAGAAGCCGGGCTACAACGTGCAGCATCACGACGGCGATCTGAGCGACTTACAGAAAGCGGCGATTCAGCGGATGTTGGGGGAGGAAGCATGATGAAGCAGGGAGTCGAGGCCTGGATTGTCATACCAAAGCCGCTTCCAATATTCCCCTGACTCATGCCGAAGCTTGGGGCGCCCATCCGGGCGAAGAAGTACCAGCAGAAGATGAAGAACAAGACGTTTTACCTCGTCAGCGTCAAGGACCCGGAGGACGGGCGGTGGAAGATTATCACCGTCCGGGAACCGGAATGCTGGGAGGCGGAAGTGACGGTGCAGGTCAGGAGGAAGACATGAATAATTTCGGACCGTGCACGCAGGACTGCCCCAACCGGAAAGCCGGCTGCAGCGCGTCCTGCGAGGCTTGGAACGCCGTGAAGGGAGAACGGCTGAAAAGCTACGGCAGGCGTGCCGA